TTTATAGCAGGTACTGTTTCTGGCAACGTAGCTACTTCACGTTTTGGTGGAGGTACAAATAACGTACGATATAATATTACTGTTCGCATAAATACTACTCAAGGTCTTACGTATGAGCGTTCTGTAATATTACCAATTAGGAATAGATAAACATGGCATACGACTTTCTTGGCTTAGTTAATGACATTAACCACAGACTAAATGAGGTAGCCCTTACCTCTACAAACTTTGCAGCAGCTACTGGTTACTACAGTATAGCTAAAGATGCTGTCAACTCTGCAGTAAGACATATCAATCAAGAAGAGTTTGAATGGCCTTGGAACCATGTACAGTCTGATCTCGTATTAGCTGCAGGTTCTATGAAGTACTACTACCCTGTAGATGCTAAAACAATTAACATGAACTCGTTCCGTATAAAAAGAGACAATAGTTTAGATGTAGGAACGGAGAAACTAAAGTCTCTTGTATATGAAGAATGGCTAGAAAAGTATGCTGATGATGAGTTTAACACAGACACAAGTATACGTGGTGTTCCTCGATTTATTGTACGTACACCTAGTAGAGAACTAATATGTCACCCTGTACCTGACAAAGCTTACACCATAGTTTATGAGTATTACTCAATGGGTTACGATTTAGAGAACCCTTTAGATGTACCATCCCTACCACAGCAGTACAGGTTTGCCATAGTAGATGGTGCAATGTACTACGCATTCCAGTTTAGAGGTGATACCCAAGCTGCTGATGTAGCACTACAAAAGTTTGAGAAGCAAATAAAAGACTTACGTGTAATAAATATAAATAGAACACCATACCTAAGAGATACAAGAGTTAGCTTCTGATGGCAACACAATGGACTACATTCCCTATGGAGTTCAAAGGTGGGTTAATCTCCAACCTTACTCCACTACAACAGGGTACTAATGCTGTAGGCTCTGCTACTATCTTACAGAACTTTGAGTCTGATAGAGAGGGCGGCTACAGTAAACTAAAGGGCTATGACAAGTTTAGTACTACTAAAGTTCCAGGCGGTGGTGAAGTATTAGCTATGAAAGTTGTATCTTCTGGCAGAGTTGTAACAGCTAGGAAGATGGACACTGCTACTGTAACTGAATACCAGACAGCTACATCTACTGTTAATGGTGCAGTGTCTAGTGCTACAGCAGTATCTCTTGATAACAACACAGCTACAGCTATAGTAAATGGTGCTGTCACTAGCAACGCTACAGTAGCCTTAGACAGAATACGTACCTTTACAGCAGTAACAGGTAGCTCTTCTTTAGCTGGTGCAAGTGCTACATTTAATGTAACAAATACAAACGGTACTTATACAGCAGCAATAAATGCAGCAGGTACAGGCTTTAAAGTTAACGAGACAGTAACAGTAGTAGGTGCAAACTTAGGTGGTGCTACTTCAGCAAACAACGCAACTGTTACAGTTACCTCTGTTGGTTCTAGTGTTGCTACATACACTAATCCAACGCAATCTGCTTATGGTGGTTCTGGTAGTAGTGCTACATTCAATGTAATTAAAACAGGTACTACGTATACCGTAGCTATTACTGCAGCAGGTTCAGGCTATGCAGCTAGTCAAACAATTAAAGTAGTTGGTACACAATTAAATGGTGCTACTACTGCTAACGATGCAACAATTACAATAACTGCAGTAGATGGATCAGGCGGTATTACAGCAGTTACGATAGCAGGTACAGGTTTAGCAGAAGGGCCAGTCACAGGTGTTAGCATTGCTGGTACTGGTGTAACCTTTGCTGGAACTATTACTAAGGGCATGGTTGTAACAGGTACTGGTATCACTGGTACTGTAACAGTAAAGACAGTAACTAGTCAGAATAGTATTATACTAGACACAGCCGTATCCATAGCCGACAACGTTGTGTTAAGTTTTGTTACTAACATAGTAGCTGGTATGTTTGTTACAGGTACAGGCATATCTGGTGTTGTAAAAGTTGCATCGCTAACAAATCAGAATAGTATTGTACTTGACTCATCCCAATCTATATCTGATAATACTGTTCTTACCTTTGGCACGTTTCATTCTACTCAGGTTGACAAAACATTATACTTTCATGGCACAGGAACTACTTGGTCACACATAGGTACAAGCTCCTCTACAAATACATTAAAGAATAGGTACGCATCTTTTAACTTTACACAAGAAGACAAAACAATATTTGTTGATAGTAAAAGTTACCCAGTTATATTCAATGCTAGTGGAAGTACTATAACAGCTTTAACCTCATCAAACAGTTCAGATGTACAGGGTGCAGAGAATGTTGCAGTATTCAAGAACCATGCTTTCTACTCCAAGGGTAGTAAGATATTCTTTACAGCGCCTAACACAGTAGATGACTTTGCTACAAGTAATGGTGCTGGTACAATAAATGTAGGCTTTGATGTCACAGGTATGATAGGCTTTCGTGAACAGCTTATCATCTTTACTACAGACACAATCAAGAAACTTGTAGGTAATACTTCATCTGACTTTAAGTTAGAACCTATTACAGATAGAATAGGTTGTATTAACCCAGATAGCATACAGGAATTTGGTGGTGACATAGCTTACCTATCTCCTGATGGTATACGTTTACTTAGTGCTACTGATCGTATTGGTGACTTGGCTCTTGACATTGCATCTGACCCAATCTATAAAGACGCTAATGAGTTTATATCACAGACAGATGTGTTCTGTTCTGTATTAGTTAGAGGTAAATCCCAGTATAGACTTTTTGCATATATACCTACAGTACAAGCAGGTAGTGCTTCAGGTTTGATAGCAACTAAATTTGTAGCTCAAGGTGGTAGTGGTATAGCTTGGTCCAGAACAAAAGGACTAAAAGTAAACGTAGCAGATAGTACATATTCAGGCGCACAAGAAACTATTATGTTTGGCAATGATGATGGCTTTTGTTACAGGATGGATTCAGGTAATTCCTTTGACGGTAATGCTATAGAGTCAATATATGAATCACCATTTATGCCAATTACAGATCCACAGATACGTAAGACTATGTACAAACTTACCCTGTACGCACAGCCAACAGGCACAATGAATGTAGATGTAAATTTTAAGATAGACTTTGATGCAGGTAATGATCCAAGTGTTATACAACCTCCAACTATATCCGTGTCTTCTTCAGCAGCAGGTGGTGGTATAAGTTTATTTGGCGCATCTACTTCAGTATATGGAGGTTCTAGTGTTACGTATGGTGGTGTGCTAGATCAAATATACAAACAAAACTTAGTAGGGTCATTTAAAACAATAGCAATGCGTATTACAGATAACTCAACAAATCCAACCTTTACTCTTGACACAGCAGTGCTTGAGTATAGACAACATGATAGGCAGTAACAATGGCAGGTTATACAAGACAGGCAGCAGCTAATATTACCACAGGAAGTGTTATTGACGCTGATGATTTCAACGATGAGTACAATCAGGTACAGTCAGCATTCAATGCTAGTACTGGTCACACCCACGATGGTACTGCAGCAGAAGGTGCAGCCATTGAAAAGATAGGACCATCGCAAGACGTAGTAGCTACAGCTTCTGTGCTTAGACCTAAAGCAACCAACACAATAGATCTAGGCACAACAGCGCTACAATACAAAGATGCTTTCTTTGATGGTACAGTAAAAACAGATACACTTACTGTAGATGAAAACGGTGCAATAGCAGGTAACCTAACTGTAGGTGGAACGTTATCAGGAAGTGGTGTTACTACTGCTGCAAGAGGAGCGTTATCTGCAGGTACTGGCATATCATATAACAGCAGTACTGGTGCTATTACCTGTACTGTTGATACTCCTGCAGAAGTAGGGCTAAGTAACCTTTCTAATAATGGTAACAATTTATCTGGTAACTTTGTCGCAACAGGTAACGTTACAGCTTTCTCAGATGAAAGACTAAAAGAAAACGTAGAAACTATTGAAGGTGCGCTGGATAAAGTGTTACAGATGCGTGGTGTAACTTACAACTACAAAAGTGAACTAAATGATGGTCAACGTGGCACAGGTGTTATAGCTCAAGAGATACAACAAGTTATGCCAGAGGTTGTGGAAGAAGGTGAGTATCTATCTGTAGCATATGGTAACATAGTTGGTGTACTAATTGAAGCTGTAAAAGAATTAAAAGAAGAACTAAATAAGTGTAAGTGTAAAAAGTGTGAGTGTGAGTAATGGCTCTCCAAGCTAGTGGCGCTATAAGTTTAGATGACATGCACGTAGAAGTGGGTGGTACTAGTGGTACTACTTGTTCTTTAAATGATGCTGACATTCGTGCATTGATAAGTGTAGGGGATAGTGGACAGCAAAGTATACAACAGTATTATGGTGTGTCTTCTGAAACAGAATTACCTACTGGTGGCAGTACAGTAAATGGACAAGTTCAACTAAAACGAATTTTAGCATCAACCTATATTAATTCTGGAGGTACAATGATAGTACCCTCTAATATGTGGGTTTGGTCAGACAGCACATCACATGCTGCACTTACAATAGACATACCTTGTACTGTTGTTAATAATGGAAAAATTATTGGATGTGGCGGTAGAGGTGGTGGCACTAATGGTAGTCCAGGAAACGGTGGACCTGCTATAAACGTAACATCATCAGGAGTTACTATAACTAACGCCTCTGGTTCTTATATTGCTGGTGGTGGCGGTGGTGGAAGTGCTGGTTCCTCTAG